CTGTGGTTGCTGTGCAGGCTGTGCGTTTTGTGGAGTACCGTTTTGTGGAGTACCATTCTGTGTGTTATTTATCTGTTGCGATGCGTTAAGTGCGTTGTTGTATTGTTGTGTAACATCTTCCATTTGCTTTTGTGTATCACGTAGATCCATATTAGTCTTATTGACCATACCGTATATATTACGCATTGTACGTAATTGCGGCTTCCATTCATCGGGAACTTCTTCCTCGCGAACAGTAGACCAATTTACGGAATGTGGATCAAACTCTTGAGACGCTTCAGACTGAGCTGGCATCGCATCGGGAGAATCCTCTAGAAGACCCGAAGTGTCCTCAGTAAGATCATTCCCTACTATACCTAGTTCCTCCTGTTCTGGAGCATCAGTCATTTCTGACATACATCACCTCGTTATGAAGCTATTCGCTCTCGAATAGCAATGATTTTAGCAGCCTGATCCGCAGTTCGTGTAGACGCCACAAGATTCCCTGCGTCATCATACACTTTATACGGACGTTGCTGCTTCTCAACAACTCTGACCTCAAACTTAGCTGAATCCATGCTTCTTCTCCAGTGATTTAAGATCCTCGTCTCCATTAATAAACTCTGTATGGTTCTCGGTATTCTTCTTACGGGGCTTGTAGCCCTCGGGACCGTGATCTGGACCTTGGTACTCTTCAGGATACTCATGAGTCTTCGATCCACCTACGGAATCCGCGGCTTCTATACAATTATACTTCTTGAGCAATCTCTGCTTGTGTGAATAACTCTCTACTACTTCACCAAACCCAGGATGATACTTGCCGTACATACCAGGATTATGCGGGTTAAAATCCACGATTCCTGTAATACGACCATAATGAATCTTCATATCTTTACCGCATTTACACACAGGAGTCTTAGCTACGACTTGATCGGTCAGTTCGCAGCCACACTCACAGTAATAATCATGATTAACAGCCATTAGCCTGTCATACCTCCTTGACCTGTCAGTGTTGCTACATCGGCAGTAGCTGCTTGCTGAGTTTTCTGAGCATTAGATCTAACTTGACCTATGATACCTTCTTGACTATTCAATAACCTGCCATCTACTGAAGGCTGGCTTCCGCCCCCCGCTCCTCCGCTAGCCATAGCAGACTGCATCATTTGCTCATGCATTGCCATATGCTGCTGCACTATCTGTAGTATCTGCTGTTGCTGTTGTGGTAACATCTGCTGGAGCTGAGGTAGACCCATAACAACATCAGGATTCTGTTGTTCCATATGAGCCATATGATCCATGCCTTCTTCGACAGGAGCCATTTGACCCTGAAGCATAAGGCTAAGTTCTAGCTGAATCAACGCATTCAAATCACCATCAGCGCCCTTGAATAGTCTTTCTACCGAACGCTTCCTAAAGGACTTAATCAAATCCCTAGTTACTTCAGTCTGGTCTATCATAGGATTACCAACAAGGCGATCATACAACAGCACCGAGTTCTCCTGCTCTAATTCCTCCACCAATGGATGCATAGAACCAGCGTCTAGATCTAACATAAAATCAAAGTTAAAATCTTCACTGGTAAGTACCCGGTATTCTACACCTGAAGGGTCTTTAGCGACATTCAGCATAAACGTCTGGGGGATATAACGTATATCCTGGAACATCCTAAATAGATTCCCTACAATGGTAGTATAAACACCTGCTACTTTTGCTTGCATCCATTGGCGGTTGAGAGAACCTTGAGACGCTATGAGTGCACTTTCTGTAGCAGTCTTTCGGCCCTCTGAGCCTCCCGCAAGATCACTTACATGGAGACTCTGTTCTTCGTAACCTCGTGCGTCGTTCTCGATACCTAGCTGATCCGAAGGTATGTTTCCCCAGGAAGCCTCACGGATACTTGCGATATCATGAAGTCCGATTACATCGCCGTCTTTTGCATCCCTGACGTTATCTACAAGATTCGGATTCCGCTGAATCTCTGCTTCATTAGCCCATACAACACGCGGGAATCTTCGCAGAATATCAACACGCCGACTCAAGGACTCCACAATAATATTCTGAAGATCCTCTACATACTTCATAGGAGGCTCAGGAAAGAACGAACTTTCTACAGTGTCGAACTTCACTGGAATATACTGAAACCCCTTAGACATTATGAACCCAGGAGCTTCTTCAAGACCTACGAGATCTTGGCCATCATAGATCGATCGAGTCTTAATGAATGGATGAGACTCCGCATGGATCTCGTTCTCGTGACCATCTAGGAACGTAATAAGTCTACGGTTCAGCCTATCGTGGACTTCATACAACACCACCATGTCACGCTCGGCTTTGGCACCCTGCACATGCTCGTCTGCGTTATCCGCATCATACTCATCGCCATAGTTTAGCAACGCAGTATCTGTAGCTGATGTGTACTCTGACGATCCTGTGAAATCCCGAGGAATCTTGTATCTTGGGTCACTCTTCAAGATCTCGAATGGTACTTCAATACGCTCAATTATATATTCTGCATAGCCCAGGTTCTGGGGAGGACACTTAGGATCTACAAAAACATTAAAGGGCCTGACACGCATGACACAAGGAAAATCATCCTTGAATGCATCGTTAGTTACATACGGAGGCATCGAATCGTCACCAGAGGGATTATATCCCATCTTGATCCAACCTACACCACAGAACAACGCATCAAACATCGCCTGATGGATCTCAGCCTTTGCATCCATTAAGTCCAATGCGTTATTAGCTGCGCGTTCCATCACAAGCGAGATACCTTCGAGTTCCCCTGCCACACGTTCGATATTAGGCTTAGCATTCACAAACACTTCGGGGTAATGGAATGCCACTGACGATATGATCTGGCGTACTAATGGATACATCCTAGACACATGAATGATCTCATCTTTGTCGAGACCTGGGATATCTAGCTTTAGCTCGTAAGCCGCTAGTAATTTCTCCCATGACCGATGCTTAGGTTCCATGACCCTTTGCACTCGATCAATCGTCTTACGCCAATACTCACGATCTTTATTATTTAATTTAATATCGGCCATATTAGTTTAAAGCGTGATAACGTCCACTATGTGCAGGTTTCCCAGGAAGTGCATCTAATATATCCTGCCCGCTACCCATAATCGGGTCATCCTTGTGTTCTGCATGACGATACATATGTACCATCCCATATCGCCACTCATCAGCCGCATGATCTTCTGCGTGAGTATCTACATCCTCGGGGTTCTTATCCGCGCGAGGCAATGCAGGTACAGTACGCATGAAATCATCGTTCCAACCCTCGAATGCATAGAACTTCTCATGGAGTAGTGCGTCTCGACATATACGCCAACCATTCACACGATCGTTATTAGCGCGAGTTATCGGCAACTCAAAATCCGAAAACACATCTGCCGCACTCTTAGTCATCTGCTCCGTGAGCCTACGCTTCACCCACATACTAGGATCAGAATAAATCATAATGGGCATCCGACCATTTGTATACGGAAACCCTGAGATCCTTTGTACTATCTCTTCTGCGTGCTGTGATGCTGTACGATCACCCTGGTAATATCCCATCAGACGATAGATGTTATAGTCAAAATCTATTGCGTAAAGCCCAAAGCTCGTAGGTGCTGATTCACCGTAATCTAGTGCGCCATACAATGCCCACGATGCTGGGATCTCGAAACTCTTCGTTAAGATCTTATGCCTATTCCACTGTGTAAAGAACTGACCTTGGTATATGTCCCAATCACCATTTAAGTATGCTCTACGTAATGCTTCGTCTTTGATATTCTTTAGTGATTCTACGTACCTAGGGTCAGCTTCCATCAGAGCTGGATTGTCGAACACTCGGGCAGAAATAAACTTATAGTCCTTTGGGTTCTCTGCTTCCTCGTGCATCTGATCAATCCACAATCTCTTGCTCCATGCATGACCTACACCACCAGGGTTTCCCGTAGCCCACATCACAGGATTAATGGCTTTGTTCGAGGTTCGACACGAACTCGATATGTACTGCCACTGGAACTCCGTGAACTGTGTGACCTCTTCTACTGCTACGAAGTCAAACTCCTGTCCCTGATAGTTAAACACATCGTCTTCGTGTTCTGCATGACCGAACATCAACTCACTGCCATTAGGCAAGTACATTACGCCTTCGCTCTTGTTGTACCAGTTTCTGATCTTTGGAAACTGCCTAAACAAAGGACGAATGTGATTACCATCGAGCTGCTTGAATGTCCTACGAATCAATAATCCTGTTGACCCAGGATTCTCCATGAGCATGATGAGCATTATGATTCGTGATGCGTAGCTTTTCCCCCCACCCCTAGCGCCGCCATAAAAAGGATACCGCACACCATTACGCACAGCTTCTAATAGCTGAAACTGCTTAGGTTGTAGAGCTACATTGAACTCTAGGTCTTCTAAGCTCTCTGTATGGACCCTACCGCGTGTCGGCATTTTTCTTAGTCACAGACGCAAACGATGTTTGCAAGAATCTACCCATAGCTTGTTGTTTACGGGCAGTGTTATCGTATTGTGGTAATACTAATAGTTCTATGTCGGGCTCTGATATTCCTATGCTACGCTCACCGCTCGCTATGTTCTTTGCTAGCTCAATAGCCAATTCTGGTTCTATGTTTAGCATATCAAGATACGGCAACGCTTCTGCAGACATCATCCATGCTACAGGATCATGCCTCCAATCTTTATCGTAGTCATAGTACAAATCTCTAAGTTCTAAAACTGGCATATCCCGGATCTTTGCTAAGTCATTAAACGATAACTCTTTTGATTTTATCTGTTTGTAATCTTCGTGTAACCAGTCGTGGGCTTTCCATTTGTAGAACAACTCTATTATGTTGTTAAGACTCTGCATAAATACCACGAATGCTAGTCTTTTGTATGCGTTAAAGTTCCATTCGTGCTCTGCGTCTATAGTTTTATTCAGAGTCCCAGGGTGTAAGTCTACCGAGACCCCGTCTGACATATCACCTACAGGCGGAATTGGTATTTGCTTACGATGTTTCCGCGGCTCGGGCTTCTGTGTGTCCAGGCCCTGTAGAGCTTGGAATATGTCCTGTAACTCGCTCGACAACTTCTTCTACCTCTATAGCATTAGCAGAATCCTCTGAACCTTTGAAGCTCGTGATGTTTACTACGAACTGAGGCTTGGATTCATCTCTGGTTTCTACTCGAACTAGCTTGGTTTCCTCACGTGCTGCATGCAGAGTCTTCAAGCACGTTCCGAAATCTCCTAGTTGTTCATTAGCTTTATAGATCTGTTCAAGTCTGCTAAGTCGAGTAGCGAAGTTTGCTATGGGTATGTGTGCTACTAGAGCGTGACGTTTTTCCTGTGCACTGTCAATCATTTCCTGGACACGAGGAGACTCTAGGTGTTCGATGATCTTAGGACGAGTTGTATTAAGACTCTTAGCAATCTCGCCTGCGGTCTTACCCTCGTATATCAACATGCTTACTACACGGGCAGAGTCTAGTGCCCGATCATTTACTAACCCTGTCATAAGTTAAATCCTAGGGTACCTGGGTCGAAAAGTTTACCTTGGTCTGCACGTAAGCGTTCTTTAATAGTACCCGAAATCATCTTATACAAATCCTCTGCCATAGAACTAAGATTACGCTTACTTGGATACTGCGACGCCAAAGTCAATACATCACCTAACATACTTAGTTCTTCTGTATTTACAGGATGCCTGGGATTCCCCATACGATTTATAAAACCGTTAATGTCGAATGTACCTTCCGCACCTGCTCCAACATCAGGGAATATCCACTGATTACGCTTAGTACTAAATTGAGCTTTAGCTAAGAGATCTGTGACCTCAGCCCCGAAATCTGCATCACCTGTAAAACCTTCTATACCGTGAGCTACAGGCCAGCCTGCATCAGGTTCTCCTGCGCCTTCAGCTTTCATTTGATCTAGCTTCGACATTTGCTTCTTAGCGCCTGCGGAACCTCCACCAGATTCACGTCTACGTCTATGACGCTCAGCTACGAGTTTTTCTAACTCAGTCTTAAATTGCTGTTGGTCTTTTTGTACATCTTTACGATCTGCATCTAAGATGTCATCTCTATCTAAAAATTTTTGTTGGTCATTAATTGTCCAATTAGATTTACGTATTTCTAAGTCTAAAGATTCATCTGTTAAATCTCTAATCATAGAATCAGGTAAAGGTTCTATTTTACCTGAATCAAGCCCTTCATGCTCAGCTTGCCATTCTGCCTCATCTTTATCTGTCCATTTACTCTCCCCTCTCGGCACCATCGCGGGATCTACGTTTTCGCCTTCTACGTAATGTACACCTTCAATCCCGTGCTCTATTTCATTATCATCTAGAAATGCTTTATATTCAGGACTATCTCCGTCAGGATCCCAAGGTGCTTGTTGAGGAGTTGCACGCGCTCCAGTCACTCCTATAGCGTCTTGCTCCAAGATCATTTTTGCTTCGCTAGGAGTTGCCAATGGTCCCTGAGTTGCATCTGCACGAACACCACTTAATACCCCACCTGCTGGAGGATCTCCTGGAGGATTAACCATTCCTTTGTGTGTAGGAGTCACAGGCTTTACAATATCTTTACCTATAAGTTTTCCGGTAATTCCTGCGGCTCTGCCAGCAGGCAAGAGAGCGCCTAAACCTCCAAAATCCTCAGCTGCTGCTAGAGGTCCATCTTCACCGCCATAACGCTCTTTCATAGCATGCCCTAAGCCTCTAAGGAGTTCGCCTTGAGCTTCGGGGTCACTTTGAAGTTGTTTAAATGCACGAGCTACTCTGGCTAAATCCTCCGGGGTCATACCTAGTGCCTGGCCGATGTCCTCGAATGTATTACCAGTCCAGGTTCCTATGAGACCTCCTACACGATCTATGCTTGACGGATCGTGCTTGCCTTTAGTGATTGCTCGGTCTTGTGCTACAGTGGTACCACCTCCAGATGCTACGTCTACGATCATGTTGCCAAGTTCTTGCAACTGATGGCCTAGTGCGGGATGTATGGGAAACACCATGCCTAGAGCTTCGTATAATGCTTCGGTGTTTTGCTGCTGACGCATCCTGACCCATTCATTATTATATGGGTCTATTGGGCCTAATGACCCACCACCCACTACCCGACCACCACCCTCACCCCTACTTGTAAAATCATATATTGGTTGGGTCATTACTTCACCCTCGAATCTCAAAATTTATGTATTGTACCGCTCAAATGATACGCGGTACTACTTGGTACTAAGTGGTAGTGCCCCCCAGTTACTTGGTATTACTTAGTACAATAGTGACCGTACTTGGTACTACGTAGTACTTTGTAACGTTGGCACGGTTTTTGTAGCGAAAAACATAAAAAAAGTCTTGACTTCTCAGGGCTTATTCGGTATCTTTATAATGTTGGCGGCAATGAAGCCTAACCAACAACTCAGGGAGAGTAGCATGGTACAGTCGCACGAATCACCTTATTCAGCCTCAGAGAAGCTGAAACGCTTCAGCGAGGCAGTCGGTCCGAACAAATTGTTCGGCACTGGCGAAAGTGTCATCCGGGCTTTTCGGATGATGAGCAAAGGGCACGCCGTAGAATCGCATCATATCTCGGAAGTGCTCGATGTTCTGGACGCTGGCATCGCGCTGGCACTCGAAGATAGCTTCAAACAACCCCAAGACTAAAAAGGAGCAGGGAGGGCGCTATCACAGGCCCTCCCAAACATATCATGAAAGACATAAAGTGCTACTTCGACAGCGATCATAAATGCTTAGGCACCATAGATAATTTCTACGGGGACTACTATGCAAATGAATATCTAACACTCCCCGAAGGGTTCGATCCTATCGGAAAACAGTATAGCGAATTGCTCCAAGTTGAAGCTGTAGAGCGATCCGCAAGGTTGGACAAAACACTCGATGAACTAAACGCTTCATGTAACCAATAGCCCTCCCTGGGGCCTGGGCGCTGGGTGTCATCCCCGACATCTGGCGCCCTTTTTTAATTCACATCCTGAATCAATACTACCCCTACATATACTTTACTTTATACTTTACTTGGTACTATGTAGTTTGAAGTATACTCGGTACTAAGTAGTTTAACTTTGTACCATGTATACTCGGTACCATATGGTTTAGCGTATATTCTACTTGGTACCACTTAGTACTTTGTAGTATTACTTGGTATTACTTGGTACTACTTTGTACTTTATAGTATTGGCACGGTATTTGCTTGCATACCATATGTAGTATTGGCACGATTCTTGCTATACCACTACATATTGTGCATAAAACCGTAGTATTAAGTAACATTATAAGGTATTGTGCGGTATAATATGATACTTTTCTGCCCATCTATGAATATAGCTTAATACCAAGTGGTTGTCAAGGGGCACATGTGTGCACTACATGATACCAAGTAACACTACATAAAAAACTTCACAAAAGTAAAAATAAAGCTTGACATTGACTGTGAATGTATTATATTTAAGTATAGTAAATTTAGACATTGAAACACAACAAAAAAGGATCGCGCAAAATGAGAGGAAAGCTCCAACATAGCAATATAGGGACTATGTTGAGGGACTCAAATTCTATCCCTATAGAGAGGTATCGAAAGATGCCATCATACGAAGAGCTGGACTTAGTAGGTAGTGGTGAAGGTTTTGAGATCCGCGCACATAGTGTCAACCGTCAAGATGCGAACAAACCATCTTACGATTGGCCCAAGGTAAGGATCTTCGAGACGCCAGACTGGAACACATTTTTATATGAGTGGTTCAATCTGGTAGGTGGAGACGCAAACGGAAGTCTGGAAGATCTCATTCAGAATGGATTAAACCACGCAATTAGTGTGGTCAAAGATCCATCGAGAGAAACGAGCGATCCAGCAATAAAAGAGTTCAAGAGCAATTTCCGTAAAGCTCTTGGAGCTGGTGACGCAGAAACCCTGGCCGAGCTCAAAGCTCAAGATGCAGACCTTTTTAATGATCTACGAAACGCCCACATTGAAAAGGAAGCAAAGAAAGCGGCTGCATTGAACATCTAAGAAAGCCTAAAGGGTGAGGGGAGAAATCCCCTCACCTTTTTTACATAAGGAAACAAAATGAAAATAACAATAGAAATAAGCGCCGAAGATTTAGAATTACTTAGAGATATGCGTAATTGCGTGCCCGAGCCTACAACCATAGAAGATACTTTAGTAAATAGTTTGTTAGAAAACATACTACAAAACAGCGAGGAATAAAAACAAAAACATATGAAACATTCAGAATACTTAGAGTCACGTGAACATAGTTTAAGTTCCAGCGCTTTACAGCATTTAGGAGATTATGCCTTACGAATAGATGAAGAGTTTAAAGTAGTATCAAATTGGACAGACATAGCAAGTAGAACTCGCCCGCAAAGAAACGCCCTAAACCCAGACAGTTGGATCGGGATTTTAAAGAAGTAAAAGTAAGAGAAGGGGTAACATACTTCTACGCCCTAAATGGTTGTTTTTATTGAGTTTAGATCAAACTTATGCACAAACTTCTACCAAACTTCCACACTTAAACCCTTTAAAAACAATATGTTAGAAACTTCTACAAACTTCTACACCCCCCTTGCCCCCACGCAGCCAGAGAGGGAAAATAATATATATAAAATATATATATATATAAAAATACCCCTTCGTCGGCGAGATCCCAAGGGGCATGTAGAAGTATGCAGAAGTTTGCTAAGTGCTTTAAAAACAAAGACTTAAGGTGTAGAAGTATGGTAGAAGTTTGGTAGAAATTTGCATAAGTTTGCTTTAAGTACAATAAAAACAAGGACTTAAGACATGGGAAAAATCTTCCCTTGACTTCCCCCCTAATTGTATTATATTATACTATACAATTACACCTTTTAGGTGTAAACATACACCACACCCTACATAACGAAGGAGCATCCATATGGATGGCATCGACAGACTAGACGTCAGAGTAATAAAAGCATTGCTCGCGGACTTAGCAGTAGAGCTAGACAGCATCAAGGAAACCGTAGAGAGCTTAGAACAAAACAACGAAGACATAGATGTAAAACTAAGTGACATAAGTAGTAGCCTAGACATACTTTTAAACAACGCGGAGCTAGAATAATGAGTAAAACCATAGGAGCATTCGAGATAGCGTATCATAAAAATGGAGTAGAGTTCACACGTGAGAGTATACACAGCGGAGAAAGAAACAGCATGGTAGTAGGACTCCCTATGATGCAGTTTACCCTGGCACTTCAGAAGTGGATCAAGCGTGAAGGATTTATCCAAGACATATTCCCCACATTAGACGCAGACACTAGGGAGTTCATACAGACTGGTATAACCCCTAGCGAGTGGGCTGAGATATTTGCACCAGAAGAAACAGACACCGAGCTTAACAACGCAGAGGTGCCATAGATGTTGTGTGCATATGATCGGTGGAAATTAGCATATCCTCCGTGGTGGGACGATCCGCCAGAGCTATGCGAACATTGTGACGAAGAGCTAGAAGAGTGTACATGTGAAGACGAGGAAGACGAAGATGAGCTCTAAAGTAGAATCCGCCCCAACCATAGAGGAAAAACTAACTCTCATAGATAGCATCAGTGATAAACATAAGCAAGCCTTACACCTTAGATTTTACATTCACAATTACACCAATTTGGTGTAAACTACACAATCACCACAACCGCGGAGACCACCACAAATGAACAATATAAGGACACGATTAGCATTATTTACCGAGAATTTTAGCATAGTCTATGACGAAGCTGACATAGAGAAAGGAGAAAATCCTCGCAGTGGTTGGGATATTCGACTGGCCCACAGTAACAATATTAAACCAAAAGATTTAGAAGAGTTCACACAGATAATAAAAACCTTCGCACAGGTAATAGAAACCTTAGACGAAAAAGGAGAATAAAATGGACAGCATAGAGAGATACGATAGACGCGTACATACAGAAGAAATTGAGAACATACGCGAAAAAGTAGTGAAAAAGGAAGACAATAACGATAACGAACTAAGCGAGGAGCCAGGATCAGAATGATAGCAAAGAATTTAAACTGTAAAACAATAGCGGCCATAGAAAAAATAGATAGCATAATTAATAAACATAAAGAAGCAATAGAATTAATGGAGAAACTAAAAATCAGTACAATTAAGAAAGACATAGAAAAAAGGAGAGCTGAAGATGACTCGTAAGGACTATGTAGTAATCGCAGAAGCAATAGCAGAGCTCTACAAAGAAGAAATACGAGATCAACAAAGCACAAAACACACCAGTAAAGTAGAAGAAATTATCAGCAGACACTTAAACCAAAACTATAGTAATTTTAATACCTCAAAGTTCGGAGATTATGTTGCGAAGAAAGCAGGCATCTAGTGCTTGTAAGTACATTAGAAGAAAAGATTAGGGTCTTACGCGTAGAAGAAATACAAATAAGACAGCGGCGTTGGGAACTAGAGTGCGAACTAACAGCGCGCACTACAGATCCTAGATGGACCGTAGGAGACATAAAGATCTGGCGAGCCATAGACCGCCACGAAACAAAACACATAAAGATAGTAGAAATCATAGCAGAGCGTGACGGTTGGAAGTATAGAGTCCAGTACGCGCTTAGCAACGGGGCAGAAATAAGCCCTACAACATTAGCACGAGAGGAGGATTTATATCCCACAAAAGATCCCAATAAGTATTACGCAAAGAAGAAACCTCGTGTTAAGTTAAAAGCTACAACGCGCAAGGAAAAAACCTCGCGGAGTAGTAAAGAAATACTGGATTTACTAAACAGCATATAAGCGTAAACATATCGCAGTATTAATTCAGAAAGTAAATTAATGGAGCTTGGATATATGGATGGACTAGATCTCTTCTTATTACTAGCATTCTTTAGTATCGTATACTTTGGGCTAAAAAAGAAATCATAATGAAACGACTGTACGTAAATCTCAGCCCGGAGCTAGACGCTAAACTCCAGGCATACCTCAACGCCCACGGAAACCACTTCGGCCTACGGGCCGAGGTGCTCCGTAGGGCTTTACACGAATACCTAGAAAAGGAGCGTGCCCATGAGCTTAGATCCAGGCCAATACGTATATTGGAACGGTGAAATAAGACAAATAGCAGAGCCAGCAGACGAAACTCATACATGGCTCCAAGGCAAACCCGGAGATCCCAACCGAGCCTTCGCACCAAGCTCAGACCTAGAGCCAATCCCAACAGACTACGAGCTCTTAATACGAGACATACGAGAGCTAAGCGATAGCGAACTTAGCGAGGCTTTAGACTTCCTAGAAAACGCAAAGCTAAACAATAGCGACAGACCGCAAGCAAAGAAACGGAAACATGAGAAAACAAAAGAAGAAATACGCATGAGCAGCAAAGAAACCATGGATCTACTAAACAGCATATAGAAAAGGATAGGAACATGCCCATAACACTAGCATTCAGCTACCAAAGCGAAGATTTCAACGAGCCCTACATAGTAAGCGTACTCATAGAACCAGGAACATCCGCGAGCCTCGAAGATCCTGGATATCCTCCAGAGGCCATAATAGAGGCAGTAACAATAGGAACAAAAGGCATAGACTTACTGGCATTTCTCAGCGGCGAGTTGCTAGATGACCTACGCGAATACGCTCTAGAGGAGACTCACAAATGAAAACAGGAATCTACAAAGACGAGCACATAATAAAAGTAGATAACTACGCACTAAGCGAATTTCGCACGTGCCCGCGAAAGTTCCAACATCGCATCGCACAAGCTCTCGTACCTGGTGGTATGGCAGTTTCGACAGAATCCATAAAGATCCCAGACAGCCCATTGTTGTTCGGCATCGCAGTTCACAAAGCCCTGGATACCTTATTCATGGAGGAACACTTACCATCAGCACTCGACACATTCCTAGAAGCATACCAACCCGTACCAGAAGATCCCAAACGCACACCAGGCCGTGGCGTACGTTTAATAGAAAACTACGCAAAGCGTTGGATGAAAGAAGATGACATATACAACACAGTAGACAGCGAGTTGTATTTTGAATCAAACCTAAGCACAATAAAAATAGATGGTACAGAGTGGCAAGTACGATACGGAGGACTCATAGATAAGATCCTAAGCGACAACACAAAACTCGTATGTATGGATCACAAAACCTCCACATGGGAATCGCAATACTTAGTCCCGAGCTTTGCTCTCAGCAACCAGTTCATAGGATACGTATGGGCAGCTCAGCAAATTCCAGAATACAGCAAAGTCCAGGACTTCATAGTAGACGTACTACTGGTATCACCTAAGAATGACTCGTTTTATAGATCTTCGTTATCAATAAATGAAACCATAATCGCAGAGTGGAAACGTGGCATCGAAGTAACGTGTGCTCAGATCCTCCGCATGTACTATGATAACTTTTATCCCATGTACGGCAAAGACGCATGTACATCATGGAATCGCTTATGTCCATATTTCGATATATGCAGCGCATCACACGGATTCAGACAAACAGTCATGAATGCACAATACTCCAAACTGGTTTGGGATACAGCAGCCAGATAGAAAGGTGAGAGAGGTAAAAATATGCCACAGCATTTAGACATGGCGAAAAAACGAGACGACGCGCCCAAGAAAACCCTGATCTATGGTGATGTAGGAAGCGGTAAGACCTTCTGTTTACGAACTTTACCGGAGCGTGCTTTGCCCGCATTCATCATAGACATAGACGAGGGTTCAGAAGCCTTGGAAGGTGATTTCCTAGAAGGTAGCTTTAGAGGTATCATACCAGATCGCTTAGCCAAGAACAAGAACGGTAAAGAAACTCCAGTAGCATACGATCAAATCAAAGATGCTTTGCAACGCTTACATAAAGCAGATCCAGAATGTCAACCGAAAACAATAATCATAGACTCCATGACAAGACTCTATGGTGCCATTATGGATCACACTATGGCATCGAACAATAAAGCCCTAGATGCCGCACCAACACAACCAGATTACGGCATCGCAATGAGACTTACGATAAAGTTCATCGAGGCATTAATCATGATGCAGAAAAATCTCATCATAGTGTGTCACGAGGACTCGAAAGAAAACGAAACCACAGGCATCGTAAAGATAGTACCTAGTCTCACTGGAAAGCTCGCCGGAATAATCCCATCGTATTTCGACTACGTACTTCACGCAATCGTAAAAGGTAAAGGAGACAAAGCATCTTATATATGGCAAACCCGTCCAAGCGGAGTATACACCGCACGAGTCCGCAACCCTAACCTTGAGGCAGAAATGCCTCAGAACTTTGACACACTATTGCCATGAATCCTAAGAAAGACTTTAATCTTCTTGGCAACATCAACAAAGGATACGCTAAAATGCCAGAAGATACAGTATACATACCCATCACAGAAGAAGATGGGTATTTGCTACAAAGAATATTAATAGACAATATAGCTAAAGCTCGATCTGTAGGCTTTAGCGAAACTGTCGAAACACTTACCCGTGTCAATATTGCTCTTCAACACAGCCTGTCAGCGGCATCAGAGAAAGGAGCTTCAGAAGAGCACTAGAGACCTTTATGTAGCTGACACATCATAACATTCACTTTTCATAATCTTAACTAAGGATAACACTTCTCATGAGTGAACTTTATCAAGACCTCGAATTTGGTAGCCTCGAAAACGAAAAGAAGAAGCTAGACCGTACACTCGATCCTGGAACCTACGAGCTTATGTTCAATAAGTGGACGTACCGTGAGTCGAGAGCTTCCGAAAAGCCTGGCATCAATTTCGAGTTCAAGGTCATTAACGCTGAGAATCCAGACGATAATGGCTTCACGGTATTTCACTGGTGTTCGTGGGGTTCGTGGTTCTTCAACCAGGCCACTACTGCGGTATTCGCAGACAGACTCTCTGAGCTTAACGATCTCGATCCGGACAGCGACGAGTATGAATCCCGCAAAGTAAAGTTGAATTTTGAGGACATCCAGAATAATATCTCCGAGGACTTAGACGAAGCTATTGGTAACGAAGCTACAGCTAAGATTAAGTCTGAAGAATGGTCTAACGAGACTACTGGTAATTCAGGAACCTCGATCAAGATCGAAAGATTTATTGTCTAGCACACACAGCAGGGTTTCAAGTAGAGAGCCAGAAGTAGCATAACTCTCTAGTCTTGAGCTTTTGTAGTTAGATCGTAAGGGGATCGTCCCCTATCATACCTCCTTGTGGGATGAGGATCTGACTATAGGGCGTGGGTAAGTTTTTAAGGGAGCTTACCCACAGCCCTGTTTTTATTTAGGAGTAATTTTATGGATAACATAGAAAGCGAGCAGTGTGAGCAGTGTGATCCTCTCAAGATCCGTATCCCCATGACACGGCAGCGTAAAGAGTTTGCACCAAACAAAATACAAGAACTCGCAGATAGCATCCACGAAGTAGGGCAGATCCAACCAATCGTAGTAGACACAAACTTTGTACTAATAGCAGGAGAACGCAGACTCAAAGCAGTCAAGCATATTATACACAACAAAGACACATACGAAAACTGGGCAGACTTCGAGTACATAAAAATATCAATGATATCTCCAAAAGACGACTGGCATAGACACACCATAGAACTCCAAGAAAACATTAAACGTGAGCCATTAACACCTGCAGAAGAATCTCGCGCCGTAGACGAATACGAACGTTTAATGGAGCAAAAGAAAGGTAAGCAAAAACGAGGGCGGGGAGCGGTGGAGGGGGGTCACTCCCAAAAAGACACAGCGAAAGACCTAAACATATCAGAAGCCTCAGTAAGTGACCATCGCAAAGTAGCGAGGGTCTTAGACATAGCACAACACATCCCCGAGCTAAAAAACCTAGAAGACGAGAGTTCCAAGAGCGGCATCTTAGGTAAGTTCAAAGCATATAAGATAAAAGAAATACGAGGCGAAATAGCACGCAGGGCAATGGAGAACCACAGACAGGATCTAGAAGGCATCGTAGTCTTAAGCGACGCCTTAGACTGGCTAGGTACACTCGAAGAAGAAAGCGTAGACTTAGTACTAACAGACTTACCTTTTGGCATAGACGTATTTGAATCACATACTTTATCAAAATCCTCGCATGGAACCCAATGGCAGGACGACGAAGAAACAGTTAAGAGTTTCGTACACGAGTTAATCCCAAAACTATACTTAGCCCTAAAACCTAACGCTCACATGTGGATCTTTAGCTCCTGGATACAGACATTCTGGATCGAACGCGCATGTACGTTAATTCCAGACCTAGAGTTCGAGTACCCACCGTGGATATGGAACAAAATCAAATCCACACCTGCGATAAACGGAGCTGCCACTGGAGACCAAACATACGAGTATCTCTGTCATTTACGTAAGGGTACCGTAAGTATGCCAGAACGCCTAGGCCCCAACATAGTATCCTTCCAAAGACCCATGAGCAGTAAGTATCCTACAGAGCGCCCATTAGATCTCCTCAAGCACTTCATAGAAATGTGTACACTCGAAGGTGAGTTAGTCATAGATCCGTGCTGTGGTTCAGGAGGTCATCTCGTAGCAGCAATCCAGTCAGGTCGTAGAGCTTTAGGCTGCGACAAAAACCCAGAGGCTATAAAGGTATCTAAGTCCAGACTCGTATTGGAGACTCCCCATGAAACAACATAAGATCCATAGCACAAGATTCGGAGCAAATCAGCAAAAAGTAAGCGTGTATACAACCTGCGGCAGGATTCAAATAACCGTAGACGAAGATGGAGTTAAAGTTCACATGCGACCACATAAAACCAAGACCCTCATGAATGCAGAGGGCTGGCCAAATGTTCCCTACGATACAGTGTATTTTAGAGCGAAGCCAAAGTACAAATCAGTGAGGACCACAAGGCAAGGTGATACTAAGTAGTATCTGGATTTTAAGGGGTATAGGGGGGTGGTGGATGGGCAGGGATCTCAAGTTGGACCCAATACCCATATCAAATTCAATGGCCTTAGAAGGCAAGACGCTGTGGGGTGGGGCGGGGGCAAGAGGAAAAAATAGCATTAAGTATTAAGGAGACGTAAAAATGATACAACCTGAAGGTCACGAGAAAGCAGAGATAGTAATACTAGGTGAATCACCATCCAAGAATGACATGCTAGCGGATTACCCATTCGCTGGCTCACAAGGAGAGATGTTGTTTGATGACATACTAGCCCGAGCAGGAATCTTCCGCAAGGACTGCTTAGTAATGTATGTGTATCCTAAACAAGCTCCTGGGAACAAGCTCGAGGTATTAAGTGATCCTTTCGAGTTTGCAGACGATAACTGGAAGCTCATACAAAAGCACCCACGTAAACTAATAATCGCAGTAGGAGAATATGCATTAAAGTTCCTGTGTGCTGAATCCGGCATCACAAAGTGGCGTGGATCATTGTTGTTTTCTAACAGAGGAAAAATCCCTGTTATTCCTATGATCGCACCCATAGCAGTAATACGCCAGTATTCATGGTTAGTGTTATGTCGTAAGGACGCTAAGAAAGCATCAAGAGTAATAACAGACTACGATTCAATCTTAGACTACAAGCGTGACATAGTACACTACGGCCAGATCAAGAAGGATTACGCAACAGAGGAATCAGGCTTAATAACAAAGATTCTCATAGAAACACTTAAGTCATATCACGACGCACCATGCTTAGCATTCGACATCGAGACATACGTAGAGTGTATAACTTGTGTCGGAGTGGCAAGGTCAGAAACTGAAGCTGTCGTAATACCCTTTACATCCCAGCTTCGTCACGAGCATCGCATAGAACTAATACGAGAGCTAGATAAGCTACTTAGCAATAACTCTCTCAAGGTCGGACAAAACTTAGATTACGATACTCAGTATCTAGCCAAGAACTTCGGCATCAAGGTTCGTAATGTATGGATGGACACAATGGTAGCTCATAGTGTCATGCATCCAGAGATGGGTCATAGTTTAGATCTCTTAGCATCCATATACACAAACAAGAATTTCTACAAAGAGATGCGTAAAGAAGCTACCAGTGGTAATTATAACAATACCTTATGGGAATACAATGGTATTGATTGTTGTGTTACATACGAGGTAGCCATAAAACTAACACACGAGCTCGTAGAAACCAAAGCCTGGGAGTTCTTTCACTCTGTAGCTATGCCAGTCACAAAGACCTTAATCCGTATGGAGCATAAGGGAGTAAATATAAATGAAGATCTTAGATCGCAGCGCAAAGAAATGCTCTCTGGTGAAGTGGATAATATTCTTGCCGATGATGCTCTGTGTGGGATTAATCCTAATAGTCCTAAACAAGTACTGGACTACTTCAACGCCAGAGGAGTTCGACTTCCATTAGCGCGAGGTCGTAAGACAGCATCCACAGATGTACACACACTAAAACTACTTAGGCCCAGGCAGCCTAAACACGCGGAGTTTATAGATAAGTGCCTCGCAGTCCGTGAGCGTCGTAAAATCATAGGGACATACTTAGAAGCTAAGATCCACACAGATGGCAGAATGCGTACATCATACAGAACCTCAGCAACAGATACAGGCAGGATCTCAAGCTCTAAGGACGTGTTTAATAAGGGCATGAACCTTCAGAATGTCCCAGGAGATCAACGCGATTGGTTCATACCAGATCCAGACCTAGTATTCTGGGAAGCAGACGGTTCACAAATCGAAGCCAGGATTACAGCTTATGTAGCGAATGATCATAACTACATGCAGGGATTTAAAGAAGGGCGTGATATTCATACTGAAAATGCAATGGCTTTGTTTAGAATCCCTGAGTCTCAAGTACGTGACAATGTAGAAGGAACACACTATTCATATCGTGACATAGGCAAGCGAGCATCTCATGCGATTAACTACATGGTAGGACCAGGCAAGCTCAAGGACTTAATGAATGAGTACGTGCCAGATATGAAATTCACCCTCAATGATGCTCGTAGGTTTATAGAGAGCTTCAAAACGCTCAGACCTGGCATACACAAATGGTGGATTAACACGATTCAACACCTTAAGTCTGATCGTGTGATGCGTACTCCTTTCGGCCGACAAAGGATATTCTTAGATCGTTGGGGTGATCAGCTACATCGAGCAGCTGTAGCATTTGTGCCTCAGTCTACAGCAGCAGACCACATCAACGCATCGCTCGCACGTATAGAGTCTCGCATAGAATCCATACCTGAAGCATCTGTATTGCTTCAGGTGCATGACTCTGTGGCGGGGCAGTGTAGGGCGGGGGATCTAGAACGAGTTAAGTCTATAGTTTGCGAAGAAATGGAGAAACCTATTCCAACAGGATTTGGGTATTACTGGGAGGACGAGTTAGTAATACCTGCAGAGTTTGCATCTGGCCCTAATTGGAAAGCATGTAAGTAGTATTAACAGCCAAGAGAGGATTAGAGTCTGGGGAGGCTCTAGCTTGTGTGCGTAATATGTACTCTAGATCTCCTAGAGTGCCCATAAGCCTATGACTCGGGGAGGCCATAGTTCCTCTCTTGGCTTCACAAGGAGTAAGTTATGCATATTCACATTAAGAACTCTGTAGCTGAAAATATGTCTGTGTATGAAAGCGACCACGACGATAGTATCGTAATAGCAATCTTAGACGATAGCATAGTCACAGCAATAGTCCTAGACATCGCTGCAGATTCTGCCCTCAAGCTCTATAACGAATTAGGCTCTAAGCTTAAAGTCACTCCGGCCGAGGTCATAGAGATGCCTAAGCCCTAGCCATGAAGGGATCGAGATGCTCGACGAATCCTCTTTAGGGCCAGAAAGGGAATACCAAAATGATTTCATTAGTCTATACCTCGATTATACTAAGGGGCAAGAATCGCCTAGGGATTTCCATTTCTGGACAGCAGTGAGTTTGCTGAGTGGAGCCGTAGGTAGAAAAGTCTGGCTCCCTCGCGGACACGATAGACTTTACCCGAACCACTATGTGATACTTGTGGCAGGCTCAGCAATGAGCCGTAAGAGTAGTGCAATAAACATAGGGGTAGGATTACTTAGACGAGCAACGCAAAACAAAATAGACTCAGGCTTGACCCAGGGGCTTAGCACAATACTCTCAGGTAAGATGACTCCAGAAGCATTGTGCAGGGCTATATCGTCCAGGGGTCTTGAAGGTATGCTAGAATCCGACACAACGCCAGTGGTAACAGACCGTACATCACGTCCATGCTATTTGTTTAGCTCTGAGCTAGGAGTGTTCTTATCTAAAGCCGCGCAGTCGAATGGTCTAGTGGACTTACTTATAGACTGGTACGACTGTCCAGACGTATTTGAATACATAACCAAAACATCAGGATCTGATTATGTCTACGAAGTCTTTGTATCGTTACTCAGCGCGACGACTCCAGACTGGATCGCTCAAAATGTCACGTCTTCCGTATTCAACCAAGGTTTTGTGGGTCGTGTCATATTTGTCCACTCTGAGCGGTCTGATATTAGGATTGCACATCCTGTGGTGGATAGCGTCCTAGAGAAACTACGCGATAGACTAGTAAATCACCTAGAGCATCGTATGGGTATGGAAGGAGAGATGCAGCTTACACAAGACGCATGGGATTACTTTGAATCTTGGTATAACTCACGAATAGAAAGTGAGACACTAGATAACGTACAAAGTGGGTTCTTTGGCCGTGAGCATACTCACGTATTAAAGCTCGCTATGACATACTCGATAGCACGTAGACGCACATTAGTAATCCACAAATGTGATATTCATGATGCTATAGGAAAAATAAGTCATACGTTCGAGGGGTTGAACTCTATATTCAAGGAAGTCAAATATGCCAACGAGATCTTTGAAACCAAAATCGTAGAAGGCGTAATAAAAGACGCGAAGACAATAGATCGCACAGCACTCCTAAAGGCTGTCTATCGTAAGATGAACAAAGATAAGCTAGATGAGTGTTTGAGTATACTTAAAGCAGCAGGAGTAATAGATGAAAAAGTTACAGCTAAGAAAGGCGGGGGAAGATCAAAAGTCACATACACCTCAAAGCAATAATTCACTTTATGAATTAATGGAGGCTATACATGAGCGCAGAATTTAATCACCCAAATATTAGTAGTGCAGAGTTTGAGAACCCTCACAAGATGGACACAGAGCTGGTTATTGGCTTAGGGCTCACACGTGACTGGATCAAGCGTCCTATGAGTTTCACTCAAACCGTAAGCGGCACAGTAATCCACCCTCACGGTGATGCAGTAGATGTATGGAGTAAGTCCCATGCAAAAGGGTCACTTCATAAATACGACTGCGAGCATATACGTACCGCAGAAGTAGGCTCTGTCGTAAGAGCACCTGGAGCTCTAGGCCTAGCTCAAGACTGGGATTGTGGAATCAAAGACCCCGAAGAACTATTCGACATGTACCTTACTATCGAACGCCTAAACTACTGGGAAGGTATAGGACTCTATCCCCATTGGAATCGCCCCGGATTCCACACTGACATCAGATCTACAAAACATCCAAGTGCCCGAGCAAGGTGGTTTCGGATCAAAGATGGATCCTACTTCCCCCTTACTTGGGCAAACTGGAAGTCCAAAGTTATTGATTAAGCTGCGAATGCAGTCCTCGTAGTATCTCAAGGCGGCCTTGGAGTCTAGACGCAGTAGGATCATTAGCAATCAACTGAGCAATACGTTCTTGAAACGTGCTTTCGTTATTCGCAATATCCTGCTCAATGTCTGCGACTTCAACGGCCGCTTTGTTATTTTTAGGCATTTCCGCTACTTTAGTACTCATTCCTTACCTCCAGAATTATCAGTGAAAAATTGACGAACAGAATTAATCACGGCAGAGAGACCTGCCACTACATACGGTACAACGTCAGGCGCTGATAGAGCCACAGGCATAACCCCGATATCGCTAAGTACAGAATAAGCAATAGCGCCAACTCCACCCACCGCTGCACCTTTCGCTGTTTTCGACGTTTCTTTCTTACCGAATCCGATGCTGATATTTTTCTTGATTTTGCCAAACATCATATACCCTTTCTAACGTGTGTTGTAAAATCCCTTCGCAGCCCAAGCGAAAACGCTCGTTGCCACCCAGCACACTGCGCCATAAAAAAACTCATGCTCGAAGAGCCACGCTGGGCCGGGATAGCCATATTCGGCAAACCCTGCCCATAAC